GATGGATATTCTGTATCAAAGTCATAAGTGTAATCAAATAAGCTATCTACATTCGGAGGTAAAGCGTAACCATTAAACAACCCCACATTAGGTAAACTTGTTACATCAGGAGTTGTCCAATATGGATTGTCAACTGCTAAATGCACTGTATTATCAAGAGATAAAACTTTGTATATTTCGTTATTAACATCTGTTTGAGAGTAGTTTATGCCTTGACCCGCTTCCCATACATAACTATTTGAAAGAGGTTTACCCGCAAATGCACCCGTATGTGAATAACCACACGACCCACTAACAGAACTACCAACAGATTCAGTAAAATCACTGTAAGATACTCTTTTAGGCACGTTGCTACCTACTTCGTCAATTATCAAGCCATCAGTAGGATTGATAATTGAAGTTTCTTTATATCTTTGTGTGAAATTAAATTTACCCATTTTATCTTTTAAATTGTTGTTTCTTCGCTTGTCCAATTCACTTTAGCCATTTCAACTAACATTTGAGCGTGAGTGTAAGTGTTGAAACTTTCACCCTCTACTACAAAAAATTGTCCATCTAATGATTTTCTTACTGTATCTTTTGTTGAAAACCCACTACAAAGTGAGTAATCAAATGTTTCTAATTCTGCTATTGGTCGTATATCGTATCCCATAATTAATCTATTTCTATTTCAGTTGGCTCTCCTAACACTTGACTATAATTATTATACTCAATAACGTAAAAACTAGCACCATCGAAAGTACAAGGAATAGCACTAACCAAAGTTTGTGTAACGTTACCTTGTATTGGTGTAAAATTGTTATCCGTGTTAACTTGTTCAATAGCTACATTTACCTCTGCTATTGTGTTAAATTTATATCCGTTAATAAATGCCATAATAATTATTTATTTGTGTGTTAATATCGTTAATGTTTGCCGATAAATCTGACTCCCAAAGAATTGTCGTACTTGCGTATTGATTAGCATTATTTGCCCTATTCCAAATTTGAGTATAGTTAGTAGTACTTAAAGTAGAACCAGTCAAATCACTTCCGAATTGTGAACCGTTATTATACATTCTAACTGTACTGTCAGATTTTCTGTATGATGAAACTATTTTTTCACCCGTTGTAGTTGTACCAAAATTCAATAATGATGTATCATAATATCTTATTGATTCGTTAGTAAATATAAATAAAGGGTAAGGAGTTGTATTCCCCGAAATACCTAAACTCTCAGTCGTGCCAATATGGTCGAATACTGCTATTGTAGTATGTTCGCTTGTTTGAGAAAATGGAGTTGTAAGGTCAAGTCCTGAAAACTGGTTTTGTCGTAAAGTTGAAGCTTTACCATTTACACCGTAAACAGTTAAAACACCACTTTGTACAATATAACGTTGACTACTTCCCGTTGTTTGAGTCACATCATTAGCATTACCACTTTGGTCGTACATTTTAACTACAAAACCATCTCCAGCACCAACAAAAGAAAGTAAAGAAGTAGTGTCTAAATCTCCAGCAACAAACCCTATATCTTGCTCAGAATTATCTGAACTTCTTCTAACACGACATGATAAAGTAGCCGTTGAACTTAGTTGATTAAGTGAATAAGCAACCTTTGCACTTCCGTAAGTATCTAAAATGTAACTAGAACTTATGCCAGTTGTATATTGTTTTCCTGCTCCAGAGTTGTATAGTTCTGTTACTTCTGTACTGTCTAAGGCTCTAGTCCATATACCTATTTCATCAGTTACACCTAATAACTTTCCTCTATTTCCTACATCAAAAATCACTCCACTAGATTGAGATTGAGCAGATGGTACAGAAGTATTTGCTTCAGCTACTTGACTGCCATTCAGGTAAATACGCATATAACTAGAAGTTTTGAAAACTGCAACTGCATGATACCATGTAGTAGCTGAAAAAGTGCTACCATGTGAATAAGTTAATTGCTTTAACGTTGACCCCTCTGGCGAAATGTCAAATCTTAAAAAATTGTTACTATTATTTGAACCAAATAAAAAACCACGAGAACCACCCCCACCCATTCTATTTAAGTGACCTACATTTGCATCTTGAAAAGAACCTTTAAACCAAAATGAAAGAGTCATATCTCCAGTTATAATAGGAAATGAAGTACCAAAATTAACATAATCATTAACTCCATCTAAACTAAAACCTTGATTAATAATCCCTGAGCCATAAGTAGCACCATTCGTTAAAGTACCGTTATAATTGCCCAAAGAATCATTAGGTGTGTTGTCTGCTGTGTAATAGGCTAGTAAATCATCCCAAAGAGTTGAAACACCACCTCCAGCACCTAAGATACTTCTGTTTACTTGTCTAAATCCGTAACCAAACATTAACCTAGAATTAAAGCTACTGAACCACTTGTTAAAGTAATTCCACTGAAATTAGCACCGTCTAAAGGAGTTATAAAACACCCAGCTTTTACTCCCGTTGCTGGTGTCGAAACATAAGAAGATAAAGCATCTACTCCTCCCACTTTTAAAGTTGCAATTACCGTATCTTCTAGGATAAAGATACCTTTTATTGTTTTTGTTGCTTCAGTAGTATCATTTACAATGTAAACTCCCCTGTTAGCACCCATTACATCTAAATTTAATAAACTCATTTTTTTTTATTTTATAACGTTATTATTCTGTAATTAATATATATATCCATAGTGCTATCTCCTACTGTTGCATCTGTACCCGTTAAGACAAAGTTTAAAGCCTTATTGTCTACTATTTGAGTAGTCGTTGAGCTTATTTGATCGAACTTCCTAAAAACGTTAGATGTTCCATTAAGAATCCCAGCACTCCTAAATTGTTCTGTAGTAGCAGTATCTGTAATTAACTCAAAAGTTGAAGAACTACTATCAAAAGCAGTAGCACCATATTTAAAGTTGTACATTGCGCTAACTACCTCAATAGCAAAACCAGAACCTGGAGCATCAATTAAAGAAACAGGAACAGTTCCAGCATTTGTTATTTGCACTGCTGCTAAACTTATTTTCTTATTCAAAATAAAACCACTACCACTTAGGCTTTTAGTATCATAAGTTGCACCATTCCACTCACTAACCTCTAATAAGTCTAAAGGTTGTAACTCTGTTGTTTTTGCTGTTAAATCACTTATTCTTTTTAGTGCCATTGATTTTCTTTAGATATAATTCTAATTTCTTAATATTCTCTTCTTTAACTTTATATTTGCTCTTTTGTTTCATATATACCAATTAGTAAACGAATCACTACCATGATTTGGGTAAATATCGTTTTGAGTGTTACTTGTATATTCAGGAAATGAAGATTGGTTATACACCATATAATCTACAAATCTTTGAGCATAATTATCTGCTAAACTTTTTGACTTTTGAATTAAAAAATCCACCTCATTTTTCTCTACACTTTCAGCATTCTCAGAAGTACTTTTATAAACACCTTTGTTCGTAACGTTGTAAGCTGCGAATGGTAGATATTCAGTCATTGCAAAATGTATCAACATTGGCTTCACATACGTTTCTAATAACGTTAAATAAACACCAGTTAATGTACCCGCTGTAATATCAGTTTTCAACTTGTTAAGTAAGTCTGTGCCTAAGTAAGATTGAATATGAATGTCCTGAGCTATTTTAACGAATTGTAATAGCTTGTCTACATCGAGGTTTCCATCTACAAAAGTAAATCGTTTTAAATCTATTGGTTGTATAAGTAGTGCTTCTGCCATTATTTTACATCTTTTGGTAAATTCTTATTGTTTGGACTAAAACCTTTCAAAGGTAAATTTTTAGGGTACACACTAACCTCAAAAGGATTAGTAACTTTAAACCCTTTTATCTCTGCTGCTCTTGTACCTATTTTTTTAAACTCGTCTGAATCTTCGTTAATATCCAGCATCATAGTTACTCTTTTCCAGCGATGTCTGCAGCGAGCCCCGCCCTTGTACTTAAAAATATTTATTAAATCAGAACCACCCTCTCCAAATCCTTTGTTGACTGGTTGCGTACTCATTCTATCGATGTCCTCTTTTCTATACAGTTTGTTTGCTTTCATCATAGCTTTACAAAAAGCACGTTGAGGATTTTTATTCCCTGTATACTCATAGCGAACCTTAAAAAATTTATCCTTAACTAGTTTATCTTGCTTACTTCTCGCAGTTGGTCTTGCAGTACCTGTTGACACAAAATTAACCACCTTAGAAAGTAAACTAGATGCTTCTAACTTATCAGATATTTCTTCATTCATTTCAGCTAAATGATTGTTTAGCGTTTCTTCATCTTCTAACTCAACATCTCTTTCATCTAATACAATCCAACCGTCTTGCTCCATTGGTTCACCTAAATCAGCTAAAAATGAATCTAAGTTAAATTCTTGACTAGAAAGTTCAACATCTTCTTGGTTTTCATCTTTTACTCCTCTATCGTTAAATTCTAAAGGTTTTAAAGTTTGGAAGTATAAATTAAGACTGATACCATTAAAAGCTAAGACCTTATCGAAAGCATCACATAATAATTCTTGCATTGGTCTAATAACTAGATTATCAAATAAGATAAAACTATTCTTTAATTCATCTGCATTAGAGCTAAAACCATTACTTGAAGCAATACCAAAAAGTAATGGGGAAGTAACGTTATGACCTAACATAATTTTACGTTGTGATTCTTCGCTCAAATACTCGTAATGTTGTGGCGCATCATTTAAAGGAATGTCATCTATTGTAGTTGCAGCCTCTTTATTATCATTAAAAGACACTACTAATTTAGCACCTTTAGAGCCAGTCAACTTATTGGTAACACTTCTATAAAGTTCGTCTTTTTGTTCAGGTGTAGGACTCCCATTGTTAAAGTTGATTAACTTTTGAGCAGAAAATCCAGTCTGAACTAAATTAATAAGATAGTCTGAAACTTCCTCCTCTAAAACTGTGTAAGGAATAGCACCTAAGTAATCAACATTACTAAAATACTTCATTCCTACACTATAAGGTTGGATGTAAAGTATCTCTACTTCTTTTTTTCCAAATCCAAAAGCATCTAATCTCTTAGGCTCGTAGTTTTTAACATCACTCCAATTATCACTATAATAATACGCTTCTATTTCTCCATCTTTATTACACTTCTCAGGTCTTAATAGTTGTACTGGAATATGAAACACTTTCTTTATACTCTTTCTATCTTTAGAATAGTGTACTTGTAAAGCACATTGACCTAACATTTTAAGTTCTAATACTAACTTTCTTACATCTTCTTTTTGAAATATAGACATAAATTGAGCGTACTCATTAGGCTTTTTAGCACCATCTAAAGCACCAACACCATAACCATAAACAAGTCTAGAAATGTTGTTTATAATAGAGTTATTAGTTGTAGAGTTTCTATATCTATCAATTAGAAATTCAAAGTAGTTATTCTCATCACCATAATTTACCCAGTCATTACGTTTGTCCTCAGTTATCTCAGGTGCAGAATAAGTAGAAAGCTCTACTATTTTAATATTGTCGTTTGTCATAAGAATAGAAAATCGTTATTACTACTTTTAGAAGTGTATTCATTGTTATTTATATCGTAGTTTTGTTGGTCTGTACAAAATATTCTACCGTAATGCTTTATGCTTTGCGTACTTGTAACACCATCCAACTCGATTACATCATTAGCCTCTGTTAAAATCTCTTCATAATCTTCAGCTTGTAGTGTGTTTAAAGTACCTCCGTTCTTTATTTTAAACGTATAAAAAACACCCTCAGAAAGATTGAATTGAGCGTTCACAATGGTATAGTAACCACCATCAGAATAAGAATCTATTGCTATGTATTCAACTACCTTAGTATTCTCATTTGTTAAAGCAATTAAATCAGCAGAGGTCAAACTTTCTCTAGTTGTAACCTTTAAACTTTGTTCGCTTGTAGATGTTGTTAATACTTGCATAACTATTAACTAATTTTGTACTTTTTTGTTTCAGATAAGAAAAAATTAATATATTTGTAGAAATTTAAAAATAAAAATTATGAAAAAAGTATTATTAGTATTAGGATTAGGATTAGCAATATTAAGTTGCGAGAAAGAGGATATATCACAAAACAATAATCAAACGGTAGAGGATTGTAATTGCGATAGAATTGTAAGTAATAAAGTTTTTAATATGATAGGTGATGCACAATCGGGAACGAGTTCGTATTTTTGGTGTCATATCACAACTATTAATGACTGTAATAAAATGCAAAAGTTTAGAGAATTTAATTTTAACAATGAATCTAGCATACCAAAAGTTGGTGATTGCTATAAAATGGGCTATTAAAAACAAAGATTATGAAAAGTTTACTAGAAAGACAAGTTATTGAATGGGCAAATGAAAGAGGTCTAATCAAAGAAGAGAACGCACCTAAGCAGTTTATTAAGCTAACCGAAGAAGTTGGTGAGTTAGCTAGTGCATTACTAAAGAAAGACCCATACGAAACAATAGATGCAATAGGGGATATTCAAGTCGTTTTAATCATACTTTGTGAGCAACTAGGTATAAACTATAAAGAGTGTTTAGAAAGTGCCTACAATGAGATTAAAGATAGGAAAGGTAAGTTAGTAGATGGTAGTTTTATAAAGGAATAACTATTAGTATAAAACCAGTGAGGGTGGAGTGGTAAGGCTTATTGCTGCTGCCGAGAGTAACCATGCTTGGAGGACGGAATGGTAAGTTGTGACCCCTCATTGATTTTATACATTGTTATAAAACGTTTTAATATGAGATGTAAAATAGTAGATAATAGAAAAGAAGGACAAGATAGGATTATAAGTAAATACCTATACCTACCAAAACGAATTGGAAACGAAAGAAGGTGGTTGGAGCGATGTAAGATAAAGCAAACACTACGTTATATGTTTGATGTGACTTGCGGTGCTACTTGGTGGGAATGGAGAGATAAGGAGTGGGTTGATAATGTTTTATAACGGTTTGAATAAGGGGCGTTTTTAAATGCCCTTTATTTATTGTTATATGCTTTTATTTTTGAGTGGTGGAGAAATATTTTTAAAATTTCTTTGTATGTCTATTGTATATATAAAATATATATGTATATTTGTTGTATAGAAATTTAAAAACAGAACAAAATGAAATTTCAAAACGAACCAAAACAAGGGCAAATTTTAGAAAATGGTTACACAATTGTTTCTATTGAAAAAAAAGTAAAAAGATACGGAAAAGATATTGTTAAGTTTCATACACTTTTTTTGCAAAAAGGAAATGAAAAAAGGGTTGCAGAGTTTAACAATAGAAAAATGATTATAGAACCATTCCAAAGAACTGAAATTTGCACAGGCTCAAAGCAGACAACAAAAACATATAAAAGCTGGTAAAATGAAGAAAAAACTAATTGAAATACCAGAGGAACTATTTAATAAGATAAAAGCATCTGCAAAGAAAAATGATAGAAGCGTAAACAAAGAGATTAACCACTTACTTAAATGTGCGGTGGGTGAAAAATAATTACACCTAACGTTGAAATAAGCAAACGTTTTAATGTTGCTTTATGGAATGTTATTGCAAAAAAAAGGGTAGTTATTAGCTACCCTTTTTTAATTCTATATCATTACTTATGAAGTAACAATAGTAGCAGTTCCAAATAAAGTAATTAAAGCAGCTTCATCAGCAGCATCTAAAAAGTTCGCTGGTATTTTTTCTTGACCAACAAACGTTAATTGATATCCTGAAACATCACCTAATGCAGTACCATTTGAGATAGTACCAGTTGTAACATCCATACCTCTCTCTAAACCAGCTAAGAAGAAATTACCATTATTGTCTTTTACAACAATATTAGGTCTACCATAAGCTAATAATTTCACTATTTTAGTAGTTGCAGCATCTTGTTTTTTCAACTGAATAGATAAAGTTTGCTCTACAAATGTAGTACCATTTTCTCTAGATGAATTGATAGTTTGCTCAAATGAGTTAGTACCTTTCAATTCAAATTTATACAAGTTAGATACACCAGTAACCGTTGATATCATGTCTGTATCTGTAACATCATAAGTCTTTGCAGTAATGTCTCCGTAGTTAATGAAATAGATAGCCTCTAAACCACCTACTACATCCTTACAAACCTCCGCACGACCATTCCCTAATAAACAAGCCATTTTTTAAAGTTTTTAGTTATAAAAAAAGGAGGAGTATTTTACCCCCCCCTTTAATTTGAATTTATTTAATTATTAATTTGCAGCGTTTGTGATTCCGTATGTCACTATGTCCTCGACATTTGCATATTGAACACCAGCCGTCATTTTCATGATAATTCTTACGTTGTCATCTCCTAAAGTTTCTGATGTATCAATTAATCTTACATCATTTTTATCAGAAAGTAAACCAGTTCCAAAGAATAAGTTTGATTTTTCAGCAGCTAACATTTGGTTTGCAGTTAAACCTTCAGCCACTACTAATGGAATACCATCGAACATTAAATCACCGAATGCTTGGTTGTTACCTTTTCCATCAAAACCATTAGCTCCTAAACCACTTGCTCCAAATCCACCTAATGAACGTACATAAAGTTTGTAAGCATTTTGAGAAACATAAATTCTTAAGTCATCTTTACCGTAAACCGCAGCTGGTATTGCATCAGCAACCTTACCTAATTCTGTTGCAATGTTAGCAGCAGTTAAAGTTGTTCCAGCAACCTCATTTGCAGCTGGTAAAGCAGCATCAGTAGTTAACAATGTCATGAAACCATCAAA